CAGCAAGCTCGGACTTTATTGGAAGCGTTGATAATATTTCAGTTAAAAGCGTCGAAACTTTCTCCAACAACAACCACGGTAAGATATACTCTGGTCGAGCGTTAGAGTTCGATGGGGTTACGGATTATTTGGATACATCTATAAAGTTTGATTCAACAAACTTTACTTTTGCCGCTTGGATTAAAGCGAATGATGACAGCACTAACAAGGTAATAATAGATTGTAGAGATGGAGACAACGATGGTATTATGTTTCAGTGTACCACGGATGAAAAAATTAAACTTGGGTTAAACACTACTGACACAACAGGTGATGCTACAGTAGCAAACAGTTGGGCAAGAGTCGTTGCTACATATAACGGCTCTACAGTAAATATATATATAAATGGCGTTTTAGACAAAACAGCGAGTGTATCTGAAACTTTTTCTATTACAAGTGGTACACTTACGATAGGCCGTAAAGCATATGGAGCTAGTAACTATTTTGATGGACTCATGTCTGATGTCCAAGTATGGACTACCGCCTGGACAGCGGATGACGCCGCCTACGACTACGCTAACCCAGAATCTTTAGCGTTAAACACTAGCGGTACAGCTTTAACCGAGGGCAACCTTAAGGTTTGGTACCCGATGCAAGATGGTCACAGAGGCCAGCAGTCATATATTTTAGATGGGGCGAATACTGGGTTGGGGGTTGAGATAGTCTCAGATAATGATCTTAACACTGATAACGGTTATTGGACTGCGCACGCAGACTGGAGTATTGCTGACGGTAAGGCCAGCGCAAACACTTCAGGTAATACTAACGGCTTGCAGCATAATGACGTTATTAAGGTTGGTCAAACGTATAAAACCACTTTTGAGGTGTTAAGCGTAGAAGAAGGTTCAGTTAGAATAAACGCAGGTGGCGCGGGAAGCGGGCCCGCCTCAGTGAGCGATGAGATTTCTTCAGTTGGAGTGCATACGAATTATTTAATCGGAGATGGGGCAAATTTGTTTATTCAGGGTAGAAGCGGTTTTAAAGGTTCAGTAGGCAACATCTCAGTAAAAGCAATCAACGACAAACACAACGCGACAACGGTGTTTTATGGGGATGAGTTAATAGGGGCTTATAAAGATAAAACTTTTGGCTCAGGTAGTAACTGGGTTGATTCATCAACAACCGCTAACCAATGGACTCAAGATAGTGGTGTGTATGATGAAGATGCTACTTTAGGAGCAGATGAATCAACAGCGTTAACAGCTTATGATGGCAGTACAGTCACATTTGCAGATAATTATTTAAAACTAGTTGCTACAAGTGATCCAAGTGATCTTAGATTAGCTAACTTAGATGGAAGTTCTTTTGGTGAAGGTAACATGACTGTTGGAAGGACTTATAGATTAAGTTACGCAATAGAGATCACCGCCATGGGGTTTCCTGGTGGTTTTTCCATTGGATTTGGTGATACCGATGTTGATACCGATGCCGGTAAATCGTACACTGCAACTAAGTCAGCAGCAGCGGACTATTTTGATTTTGTTTACAAGGGAGCGACTACTCACGCTAAACTGTTCTTACAAGCAGCTGTTAATAGCTCATTCACAGTATATCTAGACAACTTCAGTCTTAAAGAAGTCGGTACAGCTACAGGTTGGACAGACGCGGATCAGCAGTTAGATATCGCGCAACCGGCTTTGCAATCGTATAACGAACTCGCTTGGTTCCCAGGTGTTGATCTAGGTACTTCTACAGATTACGATATCAAAATTGATACCTCTAGTAGCTCTCCCATAGACAACGTATGGGTAGGTGGAGGTACTGCTAGTGCATGGATTTTTGTTAACGGCATGGGAGCGGGGGGTCACGGTAGAGTCTTCGACAAATACTATTGGCGTGTTTTTCTTACTACTTTATCAGGAGATACATGTAAACTGGAGTTCCAGCATTATCGTGCTAACCAGAACCATGCGACTGCAATAGACAACCACAACATCAAGCTTGGCGAATGGAACCATATCGCTATAACTTACGATAAAAGCTCACCTAGCACTGCGCCAAAAATATATATTAATGGCGTGTTGCAAGATACAACTTCAACGGATCATGGTGGAGGCCCCGGTGGGTTAGGCGATCCTAGTAATGATGCGCTTGTTGACCTTTACATAGGAAATAAGGATGATGGAAGTAGGACATTTGACGGTTGCATAACGGAAGCATCCCTTTGGGCCAATACTCTAACAGCGACTGAAGTTTTGGAATTATATAATGAAGGTAAAGCACTAGACGCTACGCTACATTCTTCATACGTTTCAGCAGCTAGCAACTTAAAGGGTTATTGGAGAAACAACGGGTTATCTACTTGGACAGATTTATCTGATAACTCGAATAACGGCGCTGTGAACAACCTCACTGAAACCCTCCTAATCCCACAAGGTGTAGACGGATCGAGAGACGCACAAGGGTTTATTATGAATAGAGAGAGGGATACGAGTAGTTTGAATCTTAACGCAAATAAGATAGTCGATGCTCTAGGCGAGGGTGATATGGTTAAAGTTGAAAACGTCGAATTAGGTACAACTGATTTTTCTATATGTTTTTGGGCTTACAAATTTAGGGATTGGAATCAGCAATGGGTTTTATCACAACATACAGGTGATAAAAATAGATGGTATGTAAGAGGTTCGAGCGGCAACCCACCTGCCTTACATATTTACGCTAAAATTGGGGATACAGAGGTTCTATCTGATACTGATAGCACTAGTTTAGATGGAGCGGCTTATCTAGACAATTGGATGCACGTCGCTTTAACTGTGGACAGAAGCGACACTAGCAATGGTATACAGTGGTATATTAATGGGGAAGCAACGAGTAACAGTGGGGTTGTGTCCGATCAAACAGGCACGTCTTTATCTTTAACTAGCAACCTGACTATTGGCGGTAATGAAGATGAATCTTTCGATGATCATCATTTTGATGGAAAAATAGACGGAGTTCTTATATACACAGATAAACTATTATCAGGACCAGAAGTACTAAGAAACTACAATGCTACAAAAGGTAGTCACAGATAACTAAATAGAATGGCACATTACGAATTATATGTATGTTTAAGGAAAGCGGATTACGAAGCCGCGGTACCTAGCGTGTTACAACCTAAACTTGGTTGGAATAACTACACGTATGAAGCAGATGGAGAGACTATAAAGACTACAACGGCTTATACGCCAACTTGGAAAGAAGCTGCGTTTAAAGGCAAGCTAGGAGCTCCTAGAGCAAGTCTAGACGGAAACTTGATTATAGTCAAAGGAGAGTTTAGCTTACGCACGGGAGAGTTATCAGCTATTATAGCTTTAGGTAACGGACTTGCATATCCAAATAACTCTGTGTTAACAAAGACAGAGGCACAAGCATTAGCATCAAGTGAACTATTCACCGCAGCAGAATAAATAACAGTTTAATTTAATTTAATTTAATTATGGGTAAAAAGAAAGAAAAGGTTATAAACCTAAAGCCAGAGAAGATCTCTGATGAGCAGTTAGATAGTGTACAGAACATAGTAAGCGCTATAAACAAGCTGCACGCAGATATAGGGAAGTTAGAAGCTCAAAAACATAACGTGTTACATACACTTGCTCAAGGCAACGAACAGCTTAACGCTGTGCAAGAGGAGATGCGTAAAGAATACGGGGATATTGATATTAACATTCAAACTGGTGCCATAAGGTACAAGGAAGATGAGCCATCTGATTCGTAAGATCACTATAGGTAAAGACTACAAAAATGACTCTATGCACTATGCCGTAGGGCAAGAAGTGTATGGAGGTCATACTATTTGTGACATATTAGAAGAGGAGGACAAGTACTCTATTTATATACGTAAAGACAAAGCAGTTATACCTTGGAAGGACTTTAATAAAAACATGGCTATATCTGTTGAGTACAACTTACAATACTAATGCACTCGGTTTACAACTATGTTGTAGAACCATTAGGTGAAAGGTATAACAACAGTAAAAAAGTTGGAGACAAAGAGTTAATATTAAATACTGAGGTTTTTAATCACCAGCACGTAAACAGAGAAGCTAGAATCTTATCTGTACCTAGCGCTGGAGCTCCTTTGAATCCTAAAGTAGGTGATGTAGTAACGTTACACCATAACGTCTTTAGAAGATGGCATGATGTAAAAGGTAAAGAAAGAAACAGTAGATCTTTCCTTGAAGAGGGTAAGTATCTAGTAACGCAAGACCAGATATACCTATATAAAAGAGATGGTGATTGGATATGTCCTAAAGGATATTGCTTCGTGCAACCCATTAAGGACAAAAGCCAGTTAAGTGTTGAGACTGAAAAATCATTAGTTGGTATTGTGAAGTACTCCGATGGAACCGTAAACGTAGGTGATCTAGTTGGGTTTGACCCAGTTAGTAAATTCGAGTTTGTGGTAGACGGTAAAAGAATGTATAGGGCATTATCTAAATTTATTACAATTAAATATGAATATCAAGGAGACGAAGAAGAGTATAATCCAAGCTGGGCAGATAGCCGTTGAGGAGTTAATCAAAGTAGCTAAAGAAGCTATCGTTGATTCAGGTGATGATATCACCGCAGACAGACTCAAGAACGCTGCTGCCACAAAGAAGCTTGCTATCTTCGACGCCTTTGAGATATTAACCAGAATCCAAGAAGAGGAGAACTTACTTGAGGGCCGAGAGCCTGAGGAAAAGAAATCGAACGTCTTCAAGGGTTTTGCTGAAGGAAGATCTAAGTAATGTACGAACAGACATTATTAAAAATAATAGAGCCTATAAAGAAAACCACTCTTACCAGGTTAAACCGAGGTAAGAAGTGGAAGTACGGTTACGATAAAGATCACGACATAGTGGTTTTATCTAAGACTGGTGTTATAGGTGAGATATACAATATACAGGGTTTTAAGATAGCTCTACCTAAACCCACTAAAGTTTTCAAACACGAAGATAACAAGTGGGGTAAGATAGAGCAACCTAAGGAGTTAAGCCGTTTAAAAACTATATTCGACTGGAGGAACTATCCAGACGAACAAAAAGAGAAGTGGCATGACTACATAGACGAAGAGTTCAGACGTAGAGACGAAGGGTTTTGGTTTACTAACAATGGTAAACCGACATACATAACCGGTAGTCACTATATGTATCTTCAATGGAGTAAAATCGACGTGGGTGCACCAGACTTTAGAGAAGCCAATCGGCTATTCTTTATATTCTGGGAAGCCTGCAAGGCAGACAAGAGATGCTATGGAATGTGCTACCTTAAGAACCGTCGTTCAGGTTTTTCTTTTATGTCCTCTGCAGAAACAGTTAACTTAGCCACTATATCGAGTGATAGTAGATATGGGATCTTATCTAAGTCTGGTGCCGATGCGAAGAAAATGTTTACAGATAAAGTGGTACCTATATCAATTAATTACCCTTTCTTCTTTAAACCTATACAGGATGGTATGGATCGTCCGAAATCTGAGTTGGCATATCGAGTTCCTTCTACTAAGTTTACTCGAAAGAAAATTCAGAGTAATGAGAAGCTAGAGGAGCTTGCTGGTCTTGACACAACTATTGACTGGAAGAATACGGGTGATAACAGTTATGATGGTGAAAAGCTAAGCCTGTTGGTACATGATGAGAGTGGTAAGTGGGAGAGGCCTGATAATATATTAAACAACTGGCGAGTAACAAAGACTTGCTTAAGACTTGGAAGCAGAATTGTAGGGAAATGCCTTATGGGATCTACTTCAAACGCGTTGGATAAGGGAGGTAGTAACTTTAAAAAACTATATAATGATTCAGATGTTACAAGACGAAATCGTAATGGACAAACAAAGTCTGGGCTTTATTCTCTCTTTATCCCAATGGAATGGAACTATGAAGGATTTATTGACGGATTCGGATTTCCAGTCTTTGATAGTCCACGTGATGGAGAACGATTGGGACCAGACGGTGAATTAATAGATATTGGAGTTGTAGACAGTTGGGAGAATGAAGCTGAGGGATTAAAAGATGATCAAGATGCTTTAAACGAATTCTATCGACAGTTTCCTAGAACCACAGAGCACGCTTTCAGAGATGAAAGCAAAAACAGTATCTTCAATTTAATGAAGATATACGAGCAGATAGACTATAACGAAGGAAGTAGACATGCGGCACATACTACCACTGGGAGTTTTAGCTGGGTCAATGGTATTAAGGATTCACAAGTTGTTTTCCACCCGGATCCAGGTGGAAGGTTTAAAGTTAGCTGGGTGCCACCAGTTCATTTACAGAACAAACAAGTAATAAAGAATGGTATTAAGTTCCCAGGGAATGATCATATTGGCGCGTTTGGGTGTGATAGTTACGATATTAGCGGTACTGTTGATGGCAAAGGCTCCAAAGGATCGCTCCACGGATTAACAAAGTTTTCTATGGAAGACGCACCTTCGAGTACGTTTTTCTTAGAATATATAGCAAGACCCCAGACCGCAGAGATGTTTTTTGAAGATGTATTAATGGCATTAGTGTTTTATGGCATGCCTTTACTTGCAGAGAATAATAAACCTAGATTACTATACTATTTACGCCGAAGAGGTTACAGAGGGTATAGCATGAATAGACCAGATAAAACTTGGAAGAAGTTATCAACCGCTGAAAAAGAAGTAGGTGGTATACCGAACTCAAGTGAAGACATTAAACAGGCTCACGCTTCAGCTATAGAGATGTATATACAAGAACACGTAGGACATCTAGGTGAAGGTAATTACGGTACCGTTTATTTCAACGAACTACTGAATGACTGGGCTAAGTTTGATATAAATAAAAGAACTAAGCATGATGCTTCTATAAGTTCCGGGTTAGCTATTATGGCTTGCAATAGACACTTATACGCGCCAAATGCTAAAGTCGAAAAGCAACCACTAGGATTGAATATAGTGAAATATGATAATAAAGGATTTAACTCCCAGATAATAAAATAACATGGCTGAGTCAGTATATGTAAATTTTCCTTCTCAAGCGGTTCCTGACCTAGAGAAAATGAGTCACGAGTACGGGCTCAAGGTGGCTAGGGCTATCGAGCAAGAGTGGTTTAAAGATTCTCACAGTAATAGATATAACGTAACACAACAAAAGTTTCACAACTTAAGGCTGTATGCTAGAGGAGAGCAGTCTATACAGAAATACAAAGATGAACTATCTATTAACGGTGATTTGTCTTACCTTAACTTAGACTGGAAACCCGTACCTATTATACCTAAGTTTGTAGACATAGTGGTTAACGGTATGTCTGAAAGAATGTTCAACGTTAAAGCTTATTCACAAGATCAATTCGGCGTGAGTAAGAGAACAGAGTATATGGAATCTCTTATGAGAGATATGGATGCTAAGGTTTACAATGACCAAGCAGCGGAGATGTTTAATGTTGACTTATATGAGAACAAAAAAGAAGAGTTACCAGATACGCAGGAAGAGTTGGATCTGCATATGCAGCTTAATTACAAGCAAGCCGTTGAGATAGCCGAGGAGCAAGCTATAAACGTTTTACTTGAAGGAAATAAGTATGATCTAACTAGACGTAGGTTACTATATGATTTAACGGTGTTAGGTATTGGGTGTGTTAAAACTGGGTTTAACTGGAGTGATGGTGCTACCGTTGAGTATGTTGATCCCGCTAATATAGTTTACTCG